TTTATCGTGTTTATGAGATTGAACGTACAGCGCAACACCAGGAACATTGCATAGAGGCATATAACCACTACCAGCCAAATAACCAAGTTGTTTTACTTCTCTGAGGTAATTGAACGAAAACGGGGCCAGGATCTGGCTAACCAAAATAAAGATCGCCTTTTCGACGTGATCGTCTTTTTGTTCGTTGCTCTGCAATCCTTGTAAATAAATCACTGCAGCAGTGTCGTTATGGTTCACTGCTTTAACAAAAGTTTGGCTATCTAAGGTGGAAATCCCAGCAATACTCCGTGGCATCTCCGCAACAGCTTTCGACTTTTTGAAACGACTTTTAATTGCGGTATTGATCGATGTCGCTTGTTCAGTTGTCCAATTACCGTAAAGGAGCACATCTGCATAGATTTGATCAAACAAAGGCACACAAAAGTCAGAGAACTCTTCAAACTCTATATCATTTAATAATGTTGCTAACTCTTTCGATGAGGCTAGATTAGGCAAAAGGTTACTATTGAGCACTGCAAACAACTGACTTATTGGTTTATTATTTTCAGCGTTATTCCAGTGTTTTATGAGCTGTCTCTTTACTTCTTTGAAACGAACATTACTAAACTTAATAGATAACATATCAGTAATGAGGTTCAGTACTAAGGAGTCTTGATTATTACTCAAACCAGAAGTGTACAGTGTCATACCAGAGTGATGAGCATATAAATTGTAGTGAAGACCAGCCATCTCAGCTTGGTAGTGTTGTTCTGAGATGGTATCCATAAATAGATCACAAAATAGTCTCATCATAGCTTGTGAGCGTTTACTTACAACACCGTTGGGAAGGTCTAAACCAACGTAAATGTTGCCTTTTGGTACTCTGAAACTGATGTCTTGCTTAAACCAAGCATGCCAGCCATGACTTTGCTCGAGCGATATTGGAATTGGACTCGTAAAGTCAGGCGCTTCTAATGTCGCTTTCTGCTTTAAATACGGGTTCGATTTAGGCAACTGATATAGATGTTCGCTGTCTATGAAACTATTTAGCTCATCAAGCATATCTTGCGACATTGACTCTACGGCATAAGGAGTGTGATACCACTTAGCTTCCGTATCTGCGTGGACGGCCTTACTGACAAGAGTGATCCGCATGTTTTCAGCTTTAAAGTAATCAAACAAATATTGCCATTCGCTAGCATTAAAACCGTCCATTCGATAGTCACCAAATAACACGTCTTCCTGAGGATAATGGTGCATGTTTAAGGCGATATGATTGGCAAGCTTTAAAGGCTTCATGGCTTCTTGAAAGTCGAAGCTTACTTTTGCGAGTCTTTGTTGTTCTTTATACAGATAGTCAGGAATGTCTTGCTCTCTTAATTGATTTAAATAAGCAAACACTTCTTTGATAATAAACTCTAACGAGTCTTCACCTTGTTCGGTTAATTCTAATGAAATATTAAAATCCTTGAAGTTACTGCCGGAAATACCATTTCCTGCAGACAAGGCGTTAACTAGTCCTTGTTCTTTTAAATACTCGAACAGTGAGCCTTGGCCTTCATAACCGATTATGTGTGCGGCAAAACTAACCATTTTGGTTTTATACCAACTATCAATGCCGGGTAGGGCGAAAGTAATATTGAGTTTATGTAACTCTTTTACTGGTTTTATTGTGACAAATTGAGCTAAATCTTGAGACAGATACAAATCCGGCGCTATTTGTTTTTGCTCTGGTTGTGATGTTTTCGACTTTGATTTAATTTGGCTGAAAAGCGCGATAATATCTTGTTTAATATCCTCTGTTGAGAAAGGGGATACGATTGCAACCGTCATGTATTTCGCTTGGTACTCTTGCTGAAAAAAGTCTTCAACTTCATCCTTTACCGAGCGCTGCGGTAAATCTGATAATGTATGTTTATTACCCACGGTAAATTTATGAAAGGGATGAGCTGGGTTACAAGTTTCTTTATGAACTTGTTGAATACGACGACTGTCATCCTTTAACTTCAATTTATATTCAGAGTGGATGGCCGCTTGTTCTTTTGCTAATGCTTCTTGACTAAAGCTAGGAGCAATAAACATATTGGCGAATATATCCAACGCTTGAGCGAAAAACTCATGTTGGATATCAAAGTGATAACAACTATGTTCTGTCGCAGTCCAGGCATTACAATGACCACCGTGTTGGGCGACATAATTATTTAATAATGCAGGTTCTGGATAAGTTTCACTGCCGGAAAAGAGTAAGTGTTCAACAAAATGGGCAAAACCTGGGCGGTCCGCTGGATCATCAAAGCTACCTGTATTAACAACAAGCGAGCAGGCACTTTTGGACGCGTCTTCATCAACAACATACAACGGACCCTGACCGTTTTCATTACGCCATTCATCTGAGTAATCTTCAATCTGACTGAATGGGCGACTTGTAGAGCCGAAGTCAGTTAATCGCCCATCGACAATCTTAATAAGCTCCCTAACCTCCACGCCGAATATCTTAACGAACCAATCAATATTCAAAGTGATATTGGTGATAACTTTACGACCGTCCTTGATTGCTGGAATGATATGATAAGCCACAGCCTCGTAAGTTTTTCCGCCCCCTGGCCTTCCTGAAATTGCGTAAATCATGAACCTAACCTCGTAAACGGAATCAGTTGAAGCAACAAACGAATCGTGATTGCCGCAAGAATGATTGAGAGACACTGAGGCACACCAACAGCAGCAAAAACCCAAGCCACCGTTGGAGGAATGCTAGTCATATACTGACTCATATCGACAGGCGCAAACAAAGCGAAAACAGAAGGAAGCACCATGTTAACGGCGTTCATCACTTGCTCAACAATCCATAAAAAGATGTCTTTGAGCATATCGAACAGCGTCAATAGAAGCTGGTACAAGAACTCTAAAAGCTTATTGAATAAATCGACTAACCACTCCATGTTAACCTCCAAAGATGATGCGACGAGCAGCGAAAATTGACGTCATGATTAGACAGGCACGAACGAAACCGAAGATCCAATCAAAGTTGATGTAAGCCTCAAAGCTGAAATCACCAAAGAACGGAACCGGAAGAACGAAGGACGGACGTTTAGCATTAGATAAATCCATCTTACCGAATGAGTTAACGAACTTATCAATGGTGTTGTTCTTAAGATTATCTAGCTGACCTGATACCAGACCATTAAGCCCCTGTGGATAGCCTGAATTGTAGAACCCTCTACAGTTGCCAGCTTGAATACACGTCCCACCGATACCAGCGCCAGAAGTATCCGTATTTGCAATGCCATCCAAAGTTTCTGATATGCCAGCAACATCCTCAGCAATGCCCTCCATTGAACCAGCAATTTTCTCGACGTCCTCACCAACACTATTGATCGCACCAGTGTTCTTATTTACTGATGTCGTGATATCGGAATTGGCTTGTTGTATCAGAGCCTTAGTTTTGCGGTATATCTCATTATCGTTGATTTGCTGTTTCTGGACGGCTTGAGTATTGGTCACAACAGACGCATTAAGAGTTCTCATTTCATTCTGAATGTCAGCTTTATTTCTATTAATATCGATTTGCAAGTCATTCAGAGCCTTGTTAACGTCCTTATTCAAACCAACAACAGCATTAACCACAGCCTTATCTGTCCCCGGCTCAATGTCGGGGTCTTCGACATCTGGTTTTCCACCTGGCTTATCTGGAACAACTACATCACTATCAGAGTCAGGAAGTACGCTAGGGTCTACAATGTCCCCACCTGTTGGATCATCTGGCTTATGTTCAGGGTCATTGGTATCAGTATCTGGATCAATGTCAGGGTCTGGTTTAGCTTCACCATCTCCCCAGAATGGTTTATCGCCTTCGCTACACTTTGAACCAGTGTATGAAAACTCAGTAAAACAGCGGGTATTTGCCGTAATGTGACCATCAATAACCCCCGTACAAGTGACCTCAGTTTCACCGGATTGCTTCATGGTGCAGTATTCAGCATTAATACCGCCAGTGTAATAGCAGCCATATTGAACATCATTGCCTGTAGCCATCGGATGCCAGTAAAGAGTTTTGGTATGACCTACCTCGAAACCAAAATCACATTTGTTTTTACAAGTGCCATCGTCATTCGTTCCATAATCACATGGCACTTCACACAAGCCACTCAGAGGATTAAATTTCTGATTTTCAGGGCATTCTTCTTTAAATTCCCAGCTAAACCAAATTCGTTGTTGAACTGAATTACGGGTATAAACAACAGAAGCTGAAGGACCAATTTCTATAGCAATGCAGTTAATACCATTAGGCAGGACCTTACGAAGAGGGATAACTTTAAAACCCGGAGAATAGCCGATATAGGAACCCACACCGATATTCGCACATTGACGAGCAAGAGGTTCCTGAGCACTGTCCTCAAAGCCAGTCACCTTGGCATAATATTTCGCACTTGTTGGCGGTGGCAAAGGTTTGGGAGGTCGTGGAGGCGGTGCAGACAAAGCACTGAAAGAGACAAGTGCAATGAACAATGAAAAAATAAATGAATTAATTTTCATAAGTAAAACCAAATAAAAAAGGGAGCCGAAGCCCCCTATCCTCTAAAGTTCTGGCTGGCTATGTATCCTGCGATGCCACCCAAAAGCACAAAGACGATGAGTTGGACATCGTGAAGGACAGCCAACATAAACTTATGCCTTGTTCACAGCACGCTTAGCAAGTGTGATTGACTTGTAAGCCATGGTGATACCGACAATAAGCAGACCAGCAGCACCGATTTTCACAGCAACACCAGAAAGGTCGATTGCAGAGAACGGGTCAGCAGCACCACCCTCAGCAAAAGCCGGAAGAGAAAGCGCTGCGATAGTTACCGTAGCTGTCGCTTTTTTTGCGTATTTCTTAACTTGATTCAGACGTTTCATAACATGTTCCTCAAAGTAGTCTGATTAAACGAATTGCCATTTTTATGGCGTAGGTTGAGAGATAACCGCCAGCGAAAACTAAGGTGAATCCAAAGCCGAACGCTTGCGAAATCTCGTTTGGTGTTACCTGCGTGTAGTCCATCAAATTCGCATATTCTTGAGCCGTCACCATGACGTAACCAGAACATGAACTCGCATCGATACCCGAAACAACCGCTAGGAAACCGTCAGCATTTGGTAGAGCACACACAGGCATAATGAATTCCTTACTTAGCCTTTTCGCTTTGCGTTGGGTTATCGAAAAGACTGCGAACGACTTTGAAATCAACAACCAAGTTACGGCGAGGGTCTTCAGGGTCAGGTTCGTACTCGAACTCGACCAATGCAGGACACATAGTGGTCTCGAACTTAGCAAGAATTGCAGGACTAGAAACGAAAGGCATATCTACAGACTCAATGCCAAACGCAATTTGAGAACCGTTTTCGTTCTCCCAAGGCTTTAGAGCTTTACCAGCGTAAAGACGTCCGATTTCATACTCTTTGCCAGACTTTTTACCGATACCTTTTGAATAAGTACCACCTGTTAAAATGTGACGAATTGCCATGCTAGTTCTCCATTATCTCGTTGATTATGTGTTTGTATGTATCGGGCAAATCGAGTAAGTCGCCTTGTGTTTCCTTGGAAATGAGTAATCCGAAGACCTTCTCCAAATCACCATCCAAGTACTTAGCAATATCCGCTAACGTGCGACCAACTTGACGACGAGCCCAACGAATGCGCCCGTGCATATCGAGCGCAACCTGTTTCTTTTTTGTGACCACCTTTACTGGAGAGCTGGATACGATTGATGCGCTATACGCACAAATTCCGGCGAAATATCCGCTAATGTTCAGAAGCACATCGAGTGGCATTTCTTTTAATTCGCACTCACTTCTAAACCAGAACATATCGAGACCAAGCTGGGCAGCCTTGTTGTAAATACGCCAATAGATTCGAGATTTGCGATTGCCAACCTCAAAAGATTCGTTAATAACCTTGCCGGAAGGTTCAGCAAAATAACGTTCCCCTGCACTAGGACCGCAACCACGGTCAGAGGTACGAAAAGCGTCATCGGCATAAGCTTTTCTTGCATACTCTCGACCGAAGAGACCGTGAAAATCATCGACCGCGAGATCGATTCGAGAAAGTCGATTGCAATCAAGAAGGTCTAACCACCAATGCAAACGGAACGCACTTGTGTGCTCAAAAACATGCTTGCACCCTAGCCCTTCAATCTGGAAATAACAGGTTCCACGGTTACCACCCAGCGCAACAAAACCAACGTGCTTATTAGAATGCTTGGTCATCAAGTGGCATGAATCTTCATAACCGTAGAGACCTTTACCACGCCATGGAGACATGCGAAGCCCAAGAACGTGAAGGCAGAAAACCTCCAAACGCTCCATCATGGCAATGTTCCATTGCTGCTTATAAAGCTCGATTAGTTTTTCTTTTTGCTCAGGTGTTTTAGCCATGCGGTAGCTAGGCTTAGGAATTGGAGCCCATAACACAGATGAGAGATCTGATTTATGAGCGTGACGAAGTGATGAATAAGG